CGTTCGATGGCACGGAGACGGTGAACGATCGGGACGGCCTCGTGGCCAACTTCTGGCGTGCCCTGAAGGCCGAACCCGATGCCGTTGCCGATCACGCCGATTGGCCCGTCAATGAGAACGATCTCCACGCCCGGCATGCCTGGCTTGTCGAGCGGAAGGACAGCCTACAGGCCCGGCTCGAAGGTGACCCCGACTACCACGACGCGAAGATCGCCGGCTGGTGGGTGTGGGGTATGGCATGCTGGATCGGCTCCGGGTTCTGCTCGGGCAAGGGGCCCTGGCAAGTGGTCGAGATCGACGGGTCCCGCCAGCTCGTGCATCTGGGCAGCGCGGGCCGGGGCGTGAATCGCAAGCTCGTGCATCTGGGCAGCGCGGGCCGGGGCGTGAATCGCAAGCTCGTGCATCTGGGCGACGCGGGCCGGGGCGTGAATCGCAAGCGCGAGGATCACCGCGAAAGCCTGTTTGCTTACCTACGCCTGCTAGCCGAGCGGCTACGGCACGTCCGGGTGTGCTGTGGCGACTGGACGCGTGTCATGGGTGAGACGGTCACGGCTGGCCACGGGGTCACGGGCGTGTTCCTCGACCCTCCGTACGCCGATGAGGCCGAGCGCGATGCCGACCTGTACCGGCTCGACGATGGATCGGTGGCGCACGCCGTCCGCGAGTGGGCGCTCGACCACGGCGATGACCGACGATACCGAATCTGCCTCGCCGGCTACGAGGGCGAGCACGCAATGCCGAAGTCGTGGGCCTGCATCGAGGGCAAGGATGGATCGGGGGGCGGCTACGGGAATCAAGCGAAGGACGGATACAAGAACGCCCACCGCGAGCGGCTGTGGTTCAGCCCGCATTGCCTGACGCCGGCCCGCGAGTCCATGCCCCTCTTCGCACTGGCCGAAGCATGAGCCGCCCCATCACCAGTTCATCCGCCTACGTCGGCCGCTACGCCGATGGCTCGTCGTGGCCGTGGGTGGCGATCGCGTTCCTGCTGGTCCTGGCGCTGCCCCTGTTCTTCATCCGGCGACGATGATGGCCGCCGATCTCTGCTGGCTCGTCGTCCTCGTGGTCTGGGCTGCCCTGATCTTCACTCTCGCGTGGCTCATTGATCCATGAAGGGGGGTGATCCTTGCTCTCGGCGGAAGGGCCGACCATCTACACGATCACGCTGGAGGTCGAGACCGACCTTTGGCGAGCCCATTGTGCCGGCGCCGGCGTCGATATCAGGGCACGCACTGCAAAGCACACACTGAGGGCCGCCGCCAACGCGATCCGATGCCACGATCGCAAGGCGACCATCTACGTCAACGCCTCGCTCCTGCACCTCGAACTGGCGTTCATCGGCGAGAGCCTACGGGGCGACTACTGAGGCCCTGATGTTCGACCGTACCATTACTTACGATCTCGGCCCGCGTGCCGATGCTCTCCTTCGCTCGATTTTCGGGGGTATTCTGAACATGGGCCAGCGATTCGACGAACTCAGCACCGCCCTCGCCGCTCTCGACGCCAAGCAGGCCGAGGCCGCTGCCGCACAGCAGGCCACGCAGGCCCATGTCCTCGAGGTGGTGACCGACCTGAAGGCCCAGGTGGCCACGCTGCAGACGACCGTGGCCGACCTCAACGCCCAACTCGCAGCCGGCGGCCTGACCGACGAGGAAACCGCCACGCTCAAGGCCAAGATCGACGGCGCCACCACGGCAATGGATGCGCTGATCGAGGGTATCCGCGCCATCGACCCGAAAGACCCGACCACGCTCCCGCCGGCCGAGCCGCCCGCGCCGTGACCCGCCTACTCTGGACCCTGTTCGCTCTGCTGGGGCTGGCACTCGTGCTCGCCCCTCGGTTCGATGAGGGAATCCCCGATGCCGCACCCGATCGACCTCAACGACTGGCCAGCCGATCGCATCCACAAGGCTGCCGATTCTGTGAGGCGATCGCCGCACAGGAACACGGTCTACGCCCAGCAGCTCGCGGACGTGGCCGAGGGCCTGGTGGTCGAACGTGAGGCCCACGAACTGGTGGCACGGATCGCGATGATGGAGCGGTGTTGCCGGCTATGATCCGCCACGCTCGCGGCCGGATCGCCGATGGGCAGTATGACGATGACGGCCCGGCATGGCACACGATCAACCCCGAGATCATCGACGCCATCCCTCGCGAGCGGCCGAGATACTCGCTTCGCGGCAAGGTCCCGACAAAGAAGCAGCGGCAACACATGGCGCGGAATGCGGCCATCATGGCCGCACGACGGGGCGGCCTGTCGCACCGGATGCTCGCCCTGGGGTTCGGCCTGCCCCGTTCGGTGATCCAGAACATCCTGGCGGGTCGCCAAACGTACTGGAGGCGACGTGCTGATCGTGACGGCGACTCCTGACCTTCCAGGCGAACCCAAAGGCACGTCCGTGGTGATCGAGCCCGGCGCCAAGTATCACGGCGCCACGACGTTCGACACGCCCAAGGTGGTCACGATCGACGCGGCGGGAGACGGCAAGGTCATCGTGACCGTGGCCGACCCGCCGGCACCCGTGCAGCCGGTCACGCCCTGACCGGGCAACGAAAAAGCCCCCGCCAGGATCGCGAGTCCTGACGGGGGCATCTCTAGACCGCACCCTCTAGACCGCGATCGGAGGGCAGCGGCGACATGGAATTTCTCAGAGCCATGAGGATCGCCGTGGACAGCTCTCTTCGGGCCATCAATGGAATCGGCCTCATCGTCTACGGCTCTGGTCTGATAGCAACCATTCAAGAATCCGCGAATGCGACGGCAGTAGCGCTGGCCGGCGCCCTGGTCGTGATCGTGACGGCGGGCGTGCAGGTCTATCGCGTCTGGCGACAGACCGAGCGGGACGAACGGGACAAGACCGTGAGGCAGGCGATCGAGCTGGACACGCTCGCCAAGCAGAGCGGGACCAGCCTGGCGGCCATCGAGGGGCACGTCGAGGTCGCGAGGGTAGAGCGTAGCGAGATCATGGCCAGGCTCGACGCGATCGAGAAGCGGCTTGCCTATCCGCCGTGCCTTGCACCCAACACGGACGGCACGCCCGGGTGTCACGGGCTGGGGCCGGACCACCCTCCAGTCAAGCAACCGAATCAACCGTGAATGGCACTGACCGACGAACAGGAGCGACAAGCGGTCTCGCTGCAGGCGAAGGGGTGGGCCGTCCATCGCATCGCCAGGGAGGTCGGTGCGCCTTACGGTGATGTCTACCGCCTCCTGCGGAGCGTCAATCGCCGTCTGGGTCGGTTGATGATCCTGGACCGCTACGCGGCCGAGGAGCGGGGCCGGCAAATCCAACTCCTGGCCCATCTCTACGAGGACCTACAGGGCCGGTGGGAGAGAGCACCCGACAGCATCGACCCCAAGGTGATCGCCGAACTGCGGGCCATCCTGGGCGACGTACGGACCCTCCTGGAGTTGAACAAGGAGGCGATCCAGGCCGCGAGCATCACCGGACACCACCACCGTATCCCCGATGTTGATGAACGGTTCCTGGGAGCGGGTGGACATCCGGCTGTGGCGGGCGTTGAAGACGGGGACGCTCCCGCGTGACCTCCTCGTCTGCGGCCCGGCTGGCACGGGCAAGACGTTCGGGATCCTGCGATTCCTCCACTGCCTCTGCCGCGACAACAACGGCTTGCGGGTGCTGGTGGTGCGGCAGGAGCGGGCAAGCCTGTCCGAGTCCGTCCTGGTCACGTATGAACAGGGCATCCTGCCCCTCGATCAACTGGAGATGATGGCGACGGGGGCTCAACGTCGCTACCGCAGCGGCTACAGGTACCCCAGCGGCTCCGAGATCGTCCTGGGCGGTCTGGACCGCCCTAGCAAGATCCTGTCGACCGAATGGGACTTCGTTTTCATCAACGAGTCCATCGAGGTCAACGAGGATAGCTGGGAAACGTTGCTCTCCCGCATGAATCGGCCGGGCCGCTCCACCCGGCTGGGCTACCTGATCGGCGACACGAACCCGGGCCATCCCGGGCACTGGCTACGAGCCCGGTGTGACAAGGGCCGGACGGTGCTGTGGGAGACGGCCCACGAGGCCAACCCGGTCATGTACGACCGGAACGGCTGGACGGACTCGGGAAGGCAATATCTCGATGCCCTGGACAAACTCACCGGCACCCGAAGACAGCGGCTTCGCCTTGGCCTGTGGGCTGTGGGCGAGGGGCTCTGGTTCGACTCCTTCGACCCTGCCAAGCACGTTACGGAAGCGGCAGATTACGACCCGGCTCTCCCCCTCTATCTCGGAGTGGACCCCGGAGTCCACACCGGCGCCGTCGCCTTCCAGTGCCACGGGGAGCGGGTCAACGTCTTCGCCGACTATCTCTCCGAGGGCCTGACCGCTGAGGACAACGCGGCGCGGATCGTCGCGGCCCTGGCGGGCCGTCCTCTTGCGAAGGGTTATTGCGACCCGGCCGGCGGCGCCCGCAACCCGATCGGCCCGACCGTCCTGGACGTCTACCGCAAGGCCGGGCTACCGCTGATCCCCTGGGCTGCCAGCAACCCCAGCGTGGCCGATTCGCTGGAGAACGTCGAGAAGCGTCTGAACCCGATCGGTGGGACGCCGCTGCTGGCGATCCACCCCCGGTGTAAGGCGCTGATCAATGCTTTCTTGAGCTACAAGCGGGCCAAGCGGGCCGATCAGTGGATGGACTACCCGGAAGACCCGCAGCACCCGGCGGAAGACCTGATCGACGCCTTGCGGGGTGGGCTGTACGCCCGATTCCCGATGCTGAAACGAATGAGGGCGTATTGAGGCGATGTTGATCTCCATCCCGAACGCGGACGGTGATGGCGGCTGGCTGGTCCCGGCGGGGGTCGTGGCCGACATCGCACGGCAGCCGGGTGGGCCATCCGTTTGGTCTTCTCGCGTCCATCCGTTCCTGGTCGCTCCCGCCATGGTGGACATCCCGCTCGTGATCGACATTCTGCCGTGGTGGCTCGAACCGATCGAGGCGCTGTAAGTGAGCCTCTGGGACAGCATCAAGGCGGCAATGGCCCAGCCCTTCCTGGGCAGTAAGCCGTCACGTCTCGACCGAAACGGCAAGGGCCAGCCGCCGGTCCCGTACGCGCCAGGCGTGACGTGGTACCTGCCCGGCTCGGGCCACTTCCCGTTCGCCCCGGGCTCGAAGCTCGACTACGCCCGTGAAGCTGGCCAGCTCGATACCAACAGTGTCGTGGCCGTGTGCCTGGCATGGGTGCGGGACAACATCGCCCAGGCGAACCTATGCGTCGGCAGCGAGGATGAGGAAGGCGAGTACGAGCCCGACTACGACAATTCGCTGTACAAGTTTTTGAGCGACAAGCCGAACCCGTACTACTCCTGGCGGCAGGTATGGGGCGCGACCTCCGATGGTTGGAAGGTCGACGGGAACGCCTACTGGGTGCTCGCCCGGGACGGCTATGGCCTCGTGCGGGAAGTGTACTACGTCCCGAACCTGTGGATGCGGGTCAACACCACGCCCCAGGGATACATTCGCTCCTACACATACACCCCGGGCCGGCTGGCGCAGGGCGTGACGTCGGGCGGCATCGAGTACCAGCCCGAGGACGTCATCCACTTCCGCGACGGGATCGACCCATACAATCCGATCATGGGCCTATCGCGGCTCAAGCGAGTGGTCCGCAACATCGTCGGGATCAATGAGGCCGAGTCGTTCACCGCCAGCATCCTCCGCAACATGGGCGTTGCCGGCGTGGCCATCGTGCCGAAGGACCGGATGGAGGAGATGAGCGAGGCCGAGGGCCTGGCTTACGAGCGGCGGTGGCGGCAGAAGACCGGCGGCGAGAACCGGGGTAGCCCCTGGGTATCGAATGTCCCGGTCGAACTGCAAAACATCGGCCGATCCCCCGAGGAACTGACGCTTGATCGCATCCTCGACCGACCCGAGGCCCTGGTCTGTGCCGCGCTGGGCGTGAATGCCCTCGTGACGGGCCTGGCGTCGTCGGACGCCACCCGGACCTATTCCAATATCGCCGAAGCCCACAAGCTCGCCTGGGAGAACTCGCTGATCCCGATGGCGGATGCGTTCGCCGAGGTCATCAAGGATCGGCTGGGGCCGGAATTCGACCTCTCGCCCGACGATATCGTCTGGTGGGACCGTTCCCAGGTGGAGGCGCTGGGCGAGCAGGCCGACGCGCGAGCCAAGCGGGCCGGGGACCTGTTCACCACCGGCCTGTACCCACGCGACAAGGCCCTGATGGCGTGCGGCTTCGATCCGGTGGAAGGGACGGCCGGCGAGCGGTACTACGGCGAGCCGACCACGGACGAGCAGATGGGACCGGCCGAGCCGAACGACACGGGCGACAAGGAACCGGACCCCGACGACCCCGACGAGGCCAAGGAACAGGCCGAACCGGAGGACGGCCCGGCCGAGACCGACACCGAGACGGACAAGCTCGAGAAGCCCGCCGATGGCGAAGCGTGAACAGTGGGCCTGGATCACCGTCCACACCCGCACGGGCCGGGTGGTGCACGTCAAGGTGCCCAGGAAGCATGCTGAGGCCCACGTCAACCGGCTGGCCGCACGTCAGGCGAAGCGGGACGTGTCCAACGCCACCAGTGGCACGGGCGACACCCGTAAGCGAGCCCTCGCGGCGGTGGGCAGGATCAGCCAGGGCGAGAGCGACTACGCCAGGACGTACCGATCCGAGGCGGAAGATCGGGCCGACACGTCCACCCGGCGGGGACGTGGTGTGGCCCGTGCGGTCTCTGGCCCCGACAAGGCCCCCGAGCCCCGTAAGGGCGAGATCGAAGGGCTCGACCTGGCAAAGGCCATCGCCACATCCCGCAGCCGTGGCGACCGAGCAGCGGCCCTGAAACGGGCGGCCAGGCTGGCCGGCAGGTCGAGCGAGTACGCCGGCCATGCCCGCACGGGGCTCAAACAGGGCCTCGCGGACTGGCAAGGGTATCGGGAGTCGGGCGCGACCCGCCAGGCGGGCGTGGCGACGGTCAGCGGCAAGCGGCTGGGCAAGATCCGCGAACGAATGGGTGTGAAAGCCATGACTGAGAAGCCCCACTACAAGCCCAAGACGCAGAAGAACGCGAAGGGGCAGGAGGGGCACTGGATCACCTGGCAGGGCCGGCACCTGTTCCTGCGCGGCGCACGCAAGGTCGCGGGTAAGGAACGGTCGAAGCATGCGGCCGGCGGCGCGAAGCCCCTGGAGTTCGGCGGCGCCGCTGCTGGTGCCGCCGGTGCTGCCGTGGCCTATCGCGGGGCCGTCAAGGAGGGCGATCGGACGCGGGTGATCGAGAGGGCGAGGGCGGCGAAGAAGCGGAAAGAAATGACGCCAGATCGCGAGGCCAAGTATCACCTGCTCCGGGCTGCCCGGTCGGACGCACAGCACCTTATCGAGAAGCATGGGGGCACGAAGGAAGCCTACAACCAGTCGTGGCGGCGGCCTTCGATCGAGGGCGTTGTCGGCGTCGGTAAGCACGGGGCCGCCGATGTGGCCCATAACACCTTGCTCCAGAATGTCCGCGACCGGAGTAACAAGTATTTGGCCCGGCGCAACACTGGCCAACTGAAACGAGAGATTGCCGCCCGTTCCGCCCCCGCGCCCGCCGCCGCCCCCGCACAGCCCAGCCTGAAGGAGCAGGCGGCGGCGCATCGGGCGAAGAAGGGCAGCGCGGCCCAGCGTGCGGCCGAAGCGGTCATCCTCACGGCTCGCAAACAGAAGTCCGCGATGGGTGCCGCAAAGCGAGCGATGGCCAATGCTGAGAAGCAACCGACCCGACCGGGCGTGGACAAGGCCACCGAGAAGGTGAAGCGAGCGAGCGTGCTCTCCAGTCGGCTCGAACGGGTCGTGAAGCTACAGGACCGGGCGTTCGCCGAGGCCGGGCCGGGGACGATCGTGTCCATTCGCCCTGAAGTGTTGAATCCTCCCAAGCGAGGAAAGCGATGAGCACCCGCACCTACACCGACGAAACCCTCGTTTTCTTCGGCGGCGACGTGAAGGCCAGCGACGACGGCCGGCGCGTCAGCGGGTACCTCGTGCGCTTCGGCGACCCCAACACGGCCGACGTGCAGGGCGATTACTTCACGCCATCGACCTACTTCGGCCGGGCCGTCAAGGCCGGTGCCGACGTGGTGTGGCATCACGGGATCGGCAGGGATGACCTGGCGGCCGTGTTCAAGAATGCGACGATCGGTGATGCGGACCTGAGCCTGAAAGATGACGGGCTGTGGGCCGACGCCACGATCCGCGACGTGCCCGGGACCGATCGGCTGCTGGCCGACGTCAAGGCCGGGCGCGTGGGGTGGTCGAGCGGCAGCGTGGACCGGCTGGTGAGCCGTCATCCGGTGGGCCGGGCCACCGAGATCAAGTCGTGGCCGATCATCGAGGCTTCCCTTTCGTACAAGCCCGTTGATCCCCGAAACAAAGCCATCGCCGTGAAGGCGATGATGGACGATACACCCGACGACGGACGGTTGCCGTCCCTCGTCGAGCGTGCCGAGGCATTGGTTGCCGATGCGGAGGCGATCGCGGCGGCCTTCAAGGGCCAGGCGGACCACCGCCGGTCTGAGGGTCGAAACCTGTCTCCCGCCAAGCGGGAGGCGATCAAGGCGCTACGCGAGTCACTGGCCGAGTTGGCCAGCGTGACCGCGCCCGCGCCGAGCCCCGAGCGGCTGGCCGCGCTCCAGCGCCGCCTGTTGCTCGTACGCATCGGAGCCTAGCAACAATGGCCCAGACCTCCACCCCGGAGGCCGAGGCGCCTGATATCACGCAGATGACGCGGCACCAACTCGCGGACGAGATTTCGTCCGTCGAATCGGCGATCGTGTCCCTGCGCACCAAGGGCGGCTCGGACCTCAAGGCGCTCAGTGACGAGGAAGCAACCGACCTGGAGGCGCTCGCGGACTACCGCGACGACCTGCAGGCCGAACTAACCCGGCGGCCGAACCCGACCTCGATCAAGGCTAGGGTTGACGGCATCGGCAACCGACCCGTGACCCGCCCGAACCTCGGCGGCTCGCCCACCGAGGGCACGGGGACCACGCCCGACTACAAGTCGGTCGAGTCCCACGAGGGCGAGTTCGACAAGTTCCTCAAGAAAGGCCCGTTCAAGAGCTACGGGCACCTGCTGCACGAGGTGCGCGCGGCCGGCGCCCAGCCCGCCAATGCTGGTGGCCTGATCGGCCAGTGGCGCGACGGCGTGCTCCGCTCGGAGAATGCGGTCAAGGCCCTGTTCGGGCCGGACGTCAAGGCGTCGGGGCTCAACGAGTTCAGCGACGCTGAGGGCGGCCTGCTGATCCCGCTGGAGTTCGCCCAGGGCATCTGGGAGCGTTCCATGCAGCAGGAGAACCTGTTGCAGCGCATCCCGCAGATTCCCGTGACCGGCAACTCGCTCCGGGTCCGGGCGTACCAGGACAAGAGCCGGGCCGATGGCAGCCGTTACGGCGGTGTCGCTGGCTACTGGACTGGGGAAGCCCAGCAGTACACCAGCAGCAAGCCGACGTTCCGCTACATCGACCTCCGGTTGGCGAAGCTGACCGTCCTCGTCTACACCACCGACGAGATGCTCGACGACATGCCCGCCATGTCGAGCGAGATCCAGCGGGTGGCGTCCGAGGAATTCACCTTCAAGATCAATGACGCCCTGATTCGCGGCGTCGGCAGCGGCATGCCGGAAGGCTTGCTGAAGGCCGCAGCCAAGGTCACCGTTTCGGCGGTGTCCGGCCAGGGCGCCAGTACGATCATCGGCTCGAACATCGACGACATGTGGGCGCGGCGTGCCAAGCCCACGGGCGCCGATTACCTCTGGCTCGCCAATCAGGACACGGAGCGACAGCTCGCGCAGCTCAACTACACGGTGTCGGGTACGAATTCGATCATCGCGACGTGGTTGTACCTGCCCGCCGGCGGTATCACGAATTCGCCCACGGCCATGCTGAAGGGGCGGCCCGTCCTGTTCATCGAGCAGGCGGAATCGCTGGGCACGGAAGGGGACCTGATCCTCTTCGACCCGACCCAGATGGCCTGCATCGTGAAGAACACCGGCATTCAGTCGGCGGTGTCGATGCACCTCCGCTTCGACTACGGCGAGCAGGCATTCCGATTCGCCTTCCGCATGGATGCCCGACCTTACTGGGAAACCAGCCTGACGCGGTTCAAGGGCAGCAATGCCCTGAGTCCGATCATCACGCTGAACAGCACCCGCACCTGATCGCCCTGATGGGCACGGCCGAGGGGCGGGCCGTTCCACCGCCCCAACCCATCATGGGGGTTTCCAGATGGCCTATGCAGGCATCGACCTCCCGCACGCGCAATCCAAGGTCAATGTGTTCGGGCCGTCGACGGTTTCATCCGCCAACGCCCGCACCGTCTGCCTGAAGGATGCCAAGGCGGTCGAGGTGATGATCACTTGCCTCAACACCACGGGCGTCACGGGCTCGGCAATCACGCTGAACCAGTGCACGGCGATCAACGCCGCCGGGGCGAAGGCGCTCGGTTTCACCGAATATTACACCAACACCGACCCGGCGAACACCTCGGTGTTCACGCGGGCCAATGCGGCGTCGAACACGTTCACGACCGCGACCACCAACAGCGCGACGGTCACGTATCGCATCCCGATCGACCCGTCCACGCTCGACCTGGCGAACAGCTTCAACTGCCTCCAGGTGGGCCTCGCCAACGCCGTCAACACAACGGTCGCGGTGGTCGTCACCGTGGCCTCCAAGTACAGCGGCAACGTCGCCGCCCAGCCCAACCTGATGGCCAACTGACAATGCGAGCGCATCCCGACGTCTGGTATGTGATCGACGGCTGGCTCTCCATCGAGGAGGGCCGGGTGCTGCAGGGACTGGCGGCCGGTCGGGATGTGCTCGAACTCGGTTCGTGGCGTGGCCGATCCGCGATCGCGATGTCGGCTACCGCCCGTTCCGTCGTCACCGTGGACGCCCATGTCGGGGACGTCCACACGGGTGCCGCCGACACATGGCGTGACCTGCTGAACAACCTCGAACGCACCGGCGCGGCGGCCAACGTCACCGCCCGCCGGATGCGGTTGGAAGACCTGAGCGTTGGCGCCATGGCGGGCCGTTTCGGTCTCGTGTTCATCGACTCCGAACACACCCCGGCGGCGGCGGAACGAGACACCCGAATCGCCCTGTCGGCCGTCAAGCCCGGCGGCATCATCGCCTATCACGATTGGACCGCCGATGTGGCTGCCGGCGCGGCTGCGGCGGGTGTCCAGGCAACCCTCGTGGCCGGCTCGCTGGCCGTGTACGTCGTCCCCTCTCCGGAAACCCAACCGTGATCGAACGACCAAAGGTCGTGATCGGCCTGCCGCATTACGGGGCCGTCGAAGCCGGCTCGGTGGTGCGATTCGTGCAGCACGAGGTCAAGACGATCGAGTCCGTGACGGGAGTTCGCTCCTGCACGTCGTGCCTGCCGCGTGCGTTCAATGAATGCCTGATCCACGCCCTGAACATGCGGGACGAGGGCAACGCGACTCACTTCGCGATGATCCATGCGGATGTGGAGCCGCTCCGGGCCGATTGGCTGGACGTCCTGTACGACCGGATGCGGGCGTTCAAGCTCGACATGATTTCGGCCATCGTCCCGATCAAGGATCCGAAGCCCTGGCGCACGTCCACGGCCATCGGCAAGATCGAGCAGCCGTGGTTCCCGACCCGGTTCATCCGCATCGACGATCGCAAGCGGATGCCCGAGACGATCTTCCCCGATGACGTCTGCGAGCCCGGCGAGGAACTGCTCGTCAACACGGGGCTGTGGATCGCGGACCTGCGGGCGAAGTTCTGGGACACGTTCGAGGGATTCGTGTTCCTGAACCGCATCACCCGCGACACGGACGGCTCGCGGATCGAGCAGTTCCGGCCCGAGGACTGGGAATTGTCCCGCCACATGCGCAAGCACAAGGCCCGCTATGCGGCGACCTGGGCGGTGCCCGTCAAGCATTGCGGCAACGGCGAGTGGCTGAGCCACGACGACTGACCCGATGCACCCCCTCCTCACGTTCCTGTCCCTCACACCCTGGCGGGGAGACTTCGCTTTCATGGCCGACACCGTGCTCGTCTACGACCAGCGGCAGGGGACTTTCTACAGTTCCGCGCTCGAAGTCCCGCCGACCGCCGACGCTGCGGAGATCCGCGTGATCGGGCTCTCCCAGGATCAGCTCAAGGACCCGACGGTCATCATCACGATCGGCTTCGACGTATCGGGCGACGGCGGCAACTGGATCAACCGGACCAATGACCCCGAGCGTGGCGGCCCGGATCGGTTGCCGAAGCCGCCCGCCACGGCCGTTCCCGATTTCGTGGTCGTCTCGCAACTGGAGTTCGGCCCGACCCGGCCGCGATTCGTGCGGGCGTGGGCCTCGACGCCCGGCCTGCTGAGCTACGGGCTGGCGCTCACCTTCCAGGCTGCCGGGGTCGACGTCTGACATGGCCATCGCCTGGGTACAGAATGCCGCCGGCGCGGCCTACGGGCCATCCACGACGCAAACAATCACGCTGTCGGGCGTGGGCTCGGGCAATTGCCTCCTCTGCTCGGTGGCGGGTTACTACAACCAGGTCACGAGCGTCAAGGATCAGTCGAACAACGCCTTTACGCTGGGCGTTCGGGCATCGACCGCCGGTGGCTGGGTCGAGGTCTGGTATCAACTTTCGGCGGTCGGCGGTAGCACCACGATCACCGTGACGACCCCGGCTGGCACCTACCAAACCCTGTTCCTGGGCGAAGCGTCCGGCGTCGACACGTCCGGCCAACCGAGGACCACGGGCACGGCAACCGCCGGCTCGACGGCGGTCACCACGCTTTCCACGGGCTCGCTGACGACCACGGCAGGCGACCTGATCGTCAGCGGATTGAGCCTCACCGCCAACGGCGGCACGCTGACATGGACCTCGGGCGAGACCGCAGCGGGTAGCGCCGTCAACGCGGGCGGCAACGAAAGCGGCGCAATGGGCTACGCCCTCTCGGCCGGCGGCTCGGCCGTCCGCCAGGCGACATGGACCAGCGCATCGAGTTTCGCCGCCCTCGCGTCACTCGTGCTCAAGCCGGCCGCCACGTCCACGGTGAAGCATTTCCTGATGACACTGGGGTGCGGAAACTGACATGGCCGACAACATCGACGTGACACCGGGCACCGGGCGCACGATCGCTACCGACCAGATCGCGGGCGTCGACTACCCGCGTGGCAAGATCGGCTGGGGCGTGGACGGCTCGTACGTGGATGCCAGCGCGTCCAACCCGCTGCCCGTGACGGCGATCTCGGCCACGATCAGCGGCGCCCTGCCCACGGGCTCCAACACGATCGGCGCCGTGACGATCAGCGGC